CATGAGGACCACGTCAGTTCGATCCGCTGGCTCCGCAGCATGGGGGCCGCGACAGTCGCGCCAATGCTTTTTGAGTGGGGCCGGGAGCGTGAAAACTTCGTGCTCCTGGGGTGGAGGGCATAATGTGCCTCAATAGCGGTAACCCAGGTCAGGCGTCGGCGGATCAGGCCAAGCAGGAGGCCGAGGTCGCGCGCGTCAAGGAACAGGAGCGGCAGGACCGGATCACCGCTGGGCGCGCGAATATCGATGAGAAATTCAAGGGGTTTGACGACAACTACTACAACAAGTATCGCGACACCTACCTCGCCACCACCCAGCCCCAGATCGAGCAGCAGGCCGGCGATGCCCGCAAGGATCTGATCTACTCGCTGGAGCGGGCCGGGCTGCGGAACAGCTCGGTGGCCGGCGAGCAGGCGTCCAACCTGGAACAGAAGGTTGCCGAACAGAAGGGCGCGGCCATCGAGAAGGCCGGTGGCGCCGCCCAGGATTTGCGGAACCGGGTGGCCGAAAGCCGATCCGGCGCCGAGCGTGACCTGATGCTGACGGAAGACCCGACCCGTGCCTCCAACGACGCCCTGGCGCGCACCGAATCCCTGACGGCCGACAAGCCGACGCCCGGCATCCTGGGGCCGCTGTTCGAAAGCGCGGCACTGGGGTGGCAGGCATATCAGGGCGGCAATAAGCAGATGACGGCCGATGCCAGTGCGGCGCGGCTGCTGAACAACCTGAACTCAGCCTCCAAGGTGGGATAGTCATGAGCGGCACAATGCGGCTTGCCTCAATGCTGGGTGCGCGCCCTCAACCGGGTCCGCCCCAGGCCACCACCGTCAACGGCGACCCGCATATGCTGGCCTACATCACGCCCGACGAGGCTTATATCCTGCGGAATCGCGGCGGCGGGCTGGGCGCCGGCGGGAGCCAGATGATGGCGCAAGGTGTCCCGGCTTTCGATGACGATAATGGCGGTGACCGGGCCGACCGTGCCGGCAACACTAACGATAGTGTTGGCGATGGCGGGGGCGCCAACTATGGCGGCGGTAATGGCGGCTACGGGTTCGACACGCGGGGCAGCGATGTCGCTGACCGCGCGGGCGGCGCTGCTGCCACTGGAATGGGTAGCGATGACGGCGGCACGGATGGCAGTTACGGCAGCATGTATGACGCTCGCGCCAGCGATGTGCAGTCCCGTGCCGGTAGCCCGAGCACCGGGAACGAAGCCGGTTTCTTCGGCGGTGAAGCCAACTACGGCGGCGGCCCAGGCAACACCAGCGGTAATATCAGTGGCGGGGGCGGCGGGAGCGAGGGCAATCAACCCTATTACGCGCCCCCAGCAACACCCCAGGCGCCACTGCCGCCGCCTGGCCCCACGCCCGAGGAGCTCGCGGCGCAGGAAGCCGCGCGACACAAGAAGCTTCAGGACGATTCCGAGGCGCGGGTGCGGGCGAAATACGATGCCTCGCTCGGCGCCGTCTGGCGCAAGGGAGTGGCCGACCAGTTCGACGCCGACGCCCGCGGCATCCTCGATACCGCCTATGGCACGACCAGGGAGGGTTTGCTCCAGGCGCTCAGGGACAGCGGCTACATCGCCACGCCGCTGGCGACGGCGCGGCTGACCGGGCTCGATACCCAGAAAGCTGGTGAAGCCCAGAAGATACCGACGACCCGCGATACGCGCCTGACCGACTACGACACGCGCCGCAATGCATCTCTAGTAGATGCGATCACGCGGGCGCGGGCGCTTGAAGATCCCGACAAGGCCGAGGCTTTGGCCATAGAATCCATCAACGCCTACAACACCGATTTGCAGAAGAATCCGGGGGCGACGTTCACGCCCGGCTTCACGCCCGATAACAGCCTGATCGAGCCGGGTTCGACCCCAGTCGAGAGGTCGGCGTCGGACGCTTTCAAGAACGCCTTGCTGACGGTCAGCAGCCCGAATGCGGCTGCTCGGGTAGGTTGAGATGTGCAGTGTAGGGTTGGCTGGCCTGGCTGTCGCCGCCGCCGGCACGGCAGCGACGATGTATCAGCAGCAACAGGTGGCCAGCCAGAACAACGACGCCATCGAGGCCGCCAACCAGCAGCGGACCCAGGAGCGCACTGCCGAGCTCGCGCGCCAGGATGAGATCAGGCAGAAGCGCGGCGAAGTGGCGGCCGTGAACCTGGACGCCGTCAGCGCCGCGGGCAACGCCAAGACCCAGGCCGATGCCGAGGCCGCCCGCCTTGCCCAGGCCGGGACGGTGCCGACCACGGTAGGCGAGAGCGACGTGCCGCAAATCTACACCAACCCCGGCGCCATCACCGGCGGCATCGTGACGGGTGACGTAGCCAAGGGGCTGGGCGAGGCGCGGCAGCGCCTGGCCGCCAACGCGCGCCTGGATGCCTATGGCGACGTGGGCCAAGAGGAGAAGCGCATGCGGAGCCTGTCGGCTTCCGCCTTCGACGCGCTGAGTTCCATGTCCAAGGGCAGCCTGGGCGTCTATGGGTCGGAAACCGCCCAGAAGCCCGTGCTGGATACCGCTGATACCTCGCTCGGGCAGGGCGGCATCCTGGTCGGCAACTACCTGGCGGCCAATCCCAACAGCGTGAAAAACTTCATCACCGGCGAGACTTCCAACACCACCAAGCTGGCTGAACAGCTGAACTCCCGCTTGTTGTCGGGCAGCGGCGCCGCTCAGCCCGCAACACCTTACACCGGCTGACGGAGGTCACATGGCATCCGCCCTTTTCACCGATCCCGGCATCGCCTCCGCAGCCAGCACGCTGAGCCGCGCCATCGCGGCCGACGATCCCTACAAGGATCTGGCGAACCTGGGTTCCGCGTCGGCCAATATCGAGCTGGGGCTCCAGCGCCGGCAGCAAACTGAAGGCGATCTGGCGGCGTCCAACTTCCTGGCCGATCCGGCCAACGCGCACTTCTTCGACACGGCCGAGGGGCGCACTCGGATGGCCAGCTTCATGATGCGCGGCGATCCGGCGCGTCTGGCGCAATTCGGCAACCTGAACCGGGCGCTGGCGATACCGGAATACGGCCCCACCGATCCGCGCTCGGCGGCGTTTTTCCAGGGCGCCGGCGGCGACTACCGGGCCACCGGAATGGGCGCCCGCGAGCACGAAACGGCCGACACGGCACGCAATGCCACCACTGCCGGCGCGCATGTCGCCGCGGCCGTGGGCGCGGCCAGGATCGCCGCGGCCCAGCGCGAGGCCGAATCCCTGCGGCACCCCGGCCGGCCGGGCGACATTATCCCGGTGGCCGACCAGCCGCGCTTCGGCATCCCGGCGCCCCAGATACCGGTGCTGGAGGGCAGCACGGAAACGAGCGTGGCCGGTCCCCGTGGTCCGTTCATGCTGCCGAGTGACGCTACCGTCGCTGGCGGCGCCACCCGCTTCGACAGCACCGGGTTCTTCCTGAATCCGGATGGCACGGTGAAATCGCCGACCCAGTTGCGTGGGCCGCCGACGACGACGGAACAGGTGCGCGCCACGACTATTGAGCCGCTGATGACGGAAGCCGTCGCGGCCATGTCGCCAGAACAGCGGCAGGCTGCTGGAGCGCAGGCGTTGCAGTCGCCTACGGTCGCGGCAGCGGAAATCCGGACGAAGGGTGCTATCGAAGCCGCTAAAACCCGCGCCGCCGCCCTGATGGCGAAGGGCGGGAACAGCATCACCGGCTTGCGTGCGAAGTTGGTCACCGACCAGCTGGAAGCCTCGCTGGCTCAGCCGGGTCTGACCGACGAGCAGAAGCAGCAGCTCACGGCCGAGGCCAGTGCGAAGCTCGACTCCATCGACCGGGAGCATGGGGCCGCGAGCGGCACCGTCCAGGCGCAGACCATCAGTGCCGACGCGCGGCGCGATATCGCGACCATGTCCAATGCCACGCGCAACCGGATCGCGGATCAGTCCGTCGCCGCCAAGCTGAAGATCGCGGATGACGTGATCGCCCAGAAAGGCGTGGCGCTGGATGTCCAGGAGCGGATGTCCAACGCCAAGCTGGAGTGGCTACAGGAGCGGCAAGGCGCACAGGATGCGTCGGCGCTGGCGCAGATCGACGCGCGGCATCTGGCGAAGATGGAGGAGATCGCGGCGGCGGCGGCCGGGCGGGCAAGCAACACGACGCCCAAGCCGCTCGATACCAGGCAGGACGCATCGCTGAAGCAGCTGCTGGCCGAGCAGCTCCTGCCCGCCATCGGGCAGCCCGTGCCGGCGGGCAAGGACGTGGCCTCGCCGTTCCTGATCGGGAAGATGAATGCCGACCAGCGAGCCGCGCATGAACATCTATACAACCGCGCCAGTGAGCTGTTGTCGTCCAACACCGTGAAATCGGTGGCGGAAGCCGTTGCCCGCGCCAAGCAGGATCTGGGCTTCGCTACATCCGATGTGCCGGGCACGCTGTATGGGAGCACGAAAAGCTTCAAGCTGAACGCACCGCCGGCGGCGGCCCCGGCGCCGACAACGGCGCCAACGACTACTGGTGCCCCCGTCAAGCGCATGCGGAACCCGGCGACCGGTAAGACGGTGATATGGAACGGCACGGCGTGGGTGCCTGAATAATGGGCGACAGTCTCAGCGGCATTCCGCCCCCGCCGGACGGGTTCACCGAGGAAATCCCGCCGCCACCGGCGGGGTTTACCGATGAGATTCCGCCCCCGCCGGCAGGCTTCACCGAGGATCTGACCCCGGCCACGCCGCAGCGTGCGGACGGCTTCTTCAGCGGGCTGGCGCAGGATTGGCATCGCGGCGTAGCCCAGCTCCAGCAAAACTGGGCCGGCACCCGCGCGTCCGCGCTGCAAACCCTGGAACAGAACCAGGGGCTGGTGGAAGCCTACCCGGGCGGGCCAAAGGTGCCGATCCTGCCCGACCTAGCTGACCCAACCAAGGCGGCGCCGGAGACGCAGCAGGCGATCCAGGCCGGCTACCAGGATGTCGCGGGCGACCTCGTCCGGCACCAGGCGACGATTACCGCCAACCCGGCGCCCGCGGTCGTGGGGGATATCGCCAAGGCCGGCAATGACCGTGACTTCATGGCCGCCTGGACCGCGTTCAAGGAACACCCGATAGACGCCATTGCCAGCACCACCGTGGGCAGCTTCCCGCAGATGCTGGCGGGATTGGGCGTCGGGGCGGTTACCCGCAACCCGGCACTGGGTGCCGCCACGATGGGGCTCACCTCCGGCGCGGCCGAGTGGGGCAATGCCATCGTCGATGCCCTCCAGGACGCGGCAAAGGCCAAGAATATCCCGCTGACGCCTGAGACGGCGGCGATGCTGATGCAAGACCCCGAGCTGATGGCCGCGGCCCGGCAGCGGGGCGCCATCCGTGGCCTGATCGTCGGTGGGTTCGACGCCCTGTCCGGCGGCACGGCTGGGGCCAACCTCATACCCAAGCAGCTGGTCAAGGGCGCGGTCACGCGCGAAGTCGCCAACATTGTGCCGCAGGCGCTGTCGCAGGGCGTCATGGGCGGCGCTGGTGAGGCGCTTGGCGAACTGGCGTCAACGGGTCAGGTCAAGTGGGGTGACGCGCTCCTTGAAGTCATCGGCGAGTTTGGTGGCGCACCGGCGGAAGTGGCGACGATGGGCCACCACCAGATTTCCGAGCGGCTGAACGCCGCGTCCGAACGCCGCAAGGCCGGGCAGCCGGCGGCACCGGGCGACCTGGACGCCGTTCAAGCCGGGCTCAACGCGCTGGATACCGCCATCGACCGTGCCCGACAGGCGGGGAACGAAGCCGCCGCCACCCGCATGCAGTCGGCGCGGGACCAGATGGCGGCCAACTTCACCGGGGCGGCGGACCCCACTGCCGCCGCCGGCAAGGTGATCGACCGGACTGCCCAGGACGAGCTGGCGGCGGTGCAGCAGCGCCAGAATGCCGGGGTTGACCCCTCCACCATGACCGAGGCGCAGCGCCGGGATGCCGGGATCACGCCCGGCATGCCGGAAGCGGACGCCATTCGGGCGGCCATGCTCTACGAAGCCGAGCAGCGTGCCCAGCGGGCCGAGATATCCGGCACCATGCCGGCCGAGCTGCCGCCACTGCCGCCCGTGATCGCGCTGCCTGACCGGTCTTTGGCGGCACCGGGCGATCAGGCGCCGGTTAATCGCGGCACCCCCGTAGGCGGCTCACCGGGGCTCGCTGAAGGCGCTTTGCTGCGCGGCGGGGGCGCCGGGACCGCACTGGTGCCGACCCAGCCACAAGCCCAGCCTATGACCGCGGAGGAGGTCGCCGCCGCCCAGCAGCAGACCCGGCAGGCGGATCGGGAGCAGGCAGCGCGGGGGCAGGAGCCGCAGGCCGATACAAGCGCCATCGACGCCCAGATCGGGCGCATCGACAAGCTGCTGAGCGGCACCAACCTGGACCCGGCAAGCCGCACCCAGCTGGAGACGCAGCGGGAGCGGCTGGCCCAAACCCGTGCCGACCGGCTCGGCATCGGGCGGCCGATGACCGGCACGGCGGAAGGCCAGGCGCGCTCTGCCGGCCAGCAGGAGATGGTGCAGCAGGCCGAGACGATGCAGGCGGCCGACCGGACCAAGGCCGATCAAGCGTTCGCCCTGGCCCAGCGGCAGCGGTTGCGGACCCTGGATGAGACGCAGCTGAACGACATTGCCGACACTGAAGGGCACCCGGACCAGGCATCGGCGGCGCTGGAGCTGCGCGCCCGGATGCGGGCTGACCAGCCCGCTACTCGGGCGGGGATGGATACCCAGGCCGCCGGTGCCGGTGCCGGGCCGCAGCGGGATCAGGTGTTCACCCACGTCCAGGATGGGGTCGAATACCCGGTCAAGGTGATGGGCCGCGATGCCCAAGGCCGCGTGCTGGTGCAGCGTTACGACCCGCGCACCGGCGACGTGGAGCCCGGCAGCCAGCCATACGTGATCAAAGAGACGGACCTGAACTCCCGCACCTACACCCAGCAGCCGCGGCAGGCGCAGGACGTGACGCAGCGCGCCCAGGTCGGTCAGGTCACTACTGGCCGGGCAGCCGGGCAGCGGATCGACACGGTGCAGGGGCTGCCGGCCCAGACGTATCGGCTGACCGGTGCCGATCCGAACCAGCAGTTCCCTGGCGCCCAGGCCGAGCGGGATACCGGACGCTCACCCATTCCGGAGCAGCCCGCGCGCCCGGAGAACACCCGCTTCTGGAGCCGCGAAGAGCAGTTCATGCGGGATTACGCCGCCCGCGAGGAGCAGCGGCGGCAGCGTGACGAGGAAGCCCAGCGCCAGCGCCGGGAACGCGGCCAGTCCGAGGAACAGCCCAAACCCAAGGGCAAGAAGGGCGAGCGGTCAACCAATGAAGCCCGTGCCGTGGACGGCGCCTTCCCGGTCGATGCCGACGGGCACGTCGTGTCCACTGGCGGCGGGCCGATAATCTTCGGCACCCAGCTCCAGGCTGCGAAGTGGATCTTGAACGTCGGGCACAAGGAGAGCACCCGGCAAATCTTCCAGATCGCCAATCACCCGACCACCAACGGCACCTTCTCCGTCCAGGAAACCGGCTTGTCTGAAGAGCCGAGCGCGTCACCGGGAACGGATACCGGGCCGGAAGCCGATACCGGCGGCGGCACTGGTGGCGGACCTACGCCGCCGGGTTCGCCGCCACAAATAGGGGGGCCGGGCAGAGCGGCACCCCCATCTCCCCCCACTTCGGGTCCGTCACCGACCGGAACTGGGGGACCGACCGGACCTACTGCTCCCAGTGGGTCTGGGACCGGGCCGGGCGCTTCACCGGGCGGGTCTGGTGGAGCGCCCGGTGGCCCGACTGCATCGCAGGCGCAGGCACAGGCGGCGCCAGAAGCCGCTCCCGTAGAGCCGACATCGGCGGCCCCGGAAGCGGGGGCACCGCCGCCCAGCAAGCGTGAGCAGGCTGCACAGGGCAAGGCGGCCCAGGCCACGTCGGTGGAGGCGATCCGCACTGCCGCGCGCGATAGCCCCACTGGCCAGTGGATGAGTGATTTCGAAGCCCGTATCGCCGTCGATAACCCGGCATTGTCGGCCGCTATCAAGCGGGCACCGGCGGCGCTGCGGCCCTTCCTGATGCGCGCAGCCTATGCCGGTGTTGCCGCCTTCGACGCGGCTGGCGGGGTCAAGGAAGCCAATGCCGCGCGCATCGAAGCCGTGCGCCAGGTCGTCGCCGCAGCCGTGGCCGCCATGCGGGGCGACGGCAACGCCCGTGCCGGCGATCATGCCATCAGCACCCAATTCAAGGATGACCTGACCCACGCCTACAACAGCGGGGAACGCATTGCCGGGGAGATGGTGGACGACGGCAACCCGATCCCCGACAAGATGCAGATCGAGGCGACGACCCGCACCGCGCGTGGCCAGGAGACGAACTACAAATTCGGCAGCGCGCAGAATGCGGAACAGACCGCGGAGCGGCTATCGAAGCAGGGCGGCGCCACGTTCTACAGCTTCCCCGGCATGCTGTTCGACCCCAAGCTTTGGGGCGATATGGCCAAGGGGCTCGGGCATGTCGGCAAGATGCTGCGTGGTGCCGTGGGCGACTGGACCCCGTTTGGCGAGTCCATGACGGCGCTGGGGACCACGCTCGGCAGCATGATCAAGGGCGCGGCCAAGGGGCCGGCGCACGTCGCCGCCAAGGGATTGCAGGCGATGGAGCAGACCGTCGGCGTGGGCATCCGCTCGGCCGGTGGCGCGCTGCGTGCCGTCGCCCGTGCCCGTGACAGCGCCACTATCCTGAAGTTGGCCAACGACCTGGACGCGCCCTCGCGCGGCATGTTTGGCGGCCAAGGCGTTTCCCGCGCCTTCAACGAGGCGTTCCGGATCAAGCGCAACGAGGTCGGGAAACAGGTCACCGAGATCAGCAAGCGCCTCACCGAGCTGGTGAACAGCGCGCCGCGCCTGCCGGATGAAAGCAAGCGGGAGCGGCGGCTACGGGTCGAGGAGCAGTTGGCTAAACTGGTGCGGAATCCGGGTGCCAGGCGCGGGGCGCTGGGCGAGCTGGCGACCGACGTGGCGAAGATGCTGAAGGATCTGCGCCAGTATGCCGTCGATGCCGGGGTCAAGATCGGGGATGTCGGACCCGGCTACCTCCCCCGCATGTTCAACCCCGACCCCATCGCCAACGACCACAAGACGTTCCTGGACATCGCCACGGCCGCCTACCGGCGCCAGGGCGTGCCGAAAGCCGACGCCGAGATGTATGCCCAGGAGCTGCTGAACAACGTGCATAAGGGTGGCTTCGGCATCCCTGGTCACTCGGGCGCCTTTGCCGGTGCGCCGGCATCGGTGAAGGCGCGGACCTTCGACAAGCAGGCCGAGAAGGCGTTCCAGGACGCCGGGTTCTACGTCAATGACATGGAGCACATGCTGCTGGTCTACCGCGACCAGATCATCCGTCGCTCCGAGATCGCGCGCCGCTGGGGCGACGGCTGGAGCAACTGGCAGAAAGAGGTGATCGCCCCGCTCCAGCAGGAGAAGGGGAACAACGATTCCTGGCTGGCCAATTTCGCCGCCGACTACGCGGAGATGATCACGGGTGTGAAGCCCAGCGCCGGCGCCCGCGACATGCAGAACGCGGTGAGCTGGGCGCGGGCGCTGACGGGGTTCTCGGTGCTGGGCAACGTGACCCTCACCAGCCTGCTGGAAGCCACTGCCGTCACCGGCCGCACTGGCCGGATCGATGAAGGCGTGCGCTCGGTGCTGGGCTCGATGGTGGAGGCGGCGCGGGAGATCGCGCACCTGGAGCCTTCGGAGCGGCGTCGGGCAGCGGAGGAACTCGGGCTGCTCGCCGGCGACGTGCTCGCTTCCGCCAACGCCGGCCGCTTCGGGGCGGCCGACGGCACCAAGGTGGAGATCGCCAGGAAGGAGGGTCGCTTCTATCGCTCGGTCGGACTGGAGCAGATCACCAACGGCCAATACATCTCCGTCGCCCAGTCCGGCATGCGGATGCTGGATCGGGCGGCCACGGCGCTGACCACGGGTGCGGCGCTCATGAGTGCGGAGCGGGGCACGTCGATGCTGGGCGAGCTGGGCATTCCGGCGGACCAGGCAAAAGCGTTCGCCAAGGAATGGCAGCGCATGCGGCGCGACAACACTGGCGCCAACAACAAGCAGCCCACGGCGGCCGACTACGCCAGTCCGCTCGGGCAGATGGCCCAGACGGCGCTGTATCGCTTCGTGACCCAGATCATCCAGACGCCCGATGCGGGCAGTAAGCCCAGGTGGGCCAGCACGACGACGGGGTCGTTGATATTCAATCTCAACTCCTTCGCGTGGGCGTTTGCCAGGAATATGACCATCGCCAACGTCAAGCTCGCCAAGCAGGCGATCACCGGCGAGGGCACCGGCAGCGGGCTGAAGGGGCTGGCCGACCGTGCGGCATACCTGGCGCCCACGATCATCGGCACCGGGGCGCTGATGATGGCCTCGCTCCTGACCATCGGGATCAAGGACAAGCTCGACGGGACCGACGACGAGGATATCGCGCGGCGCACCGACGGCTGGTGGTGGGAAAACGTGGCCCGCCGCTCCGGGCTGCTGATGGCGGCCGACCCGGTGCTACAGGCTGCTGGTGCCGCCCTCTACGGGCGTGAGCCGGTCACCTCGCTGATCGGGCCGACCGGCGGCCTATACGCCGAGGAGCTGTCGTCACTGGCCCAGTATTTCATCAAGAACACCGACAAGAGCAACGCGGCCGAGCGGCGCCTGGCGCGGGCGACCTGGGACGCCGTGATCGCGCCCAGCATGGTCTACATGATCCTGGCCGCGCGCATCCCCGGCCTGGCTGGCGCCGCCGCCACGGTTGCCACCACGCACAAGGCCACGCGGAAGGCGGCAACCGATGCCATGGCCGGCGAGGAAGACTTCAAGGCCAAATCCCGCCGGCAGTTGAAGCCGAGCCAGGGGTTCATCGAGCAGATGCTGCCGGGCGGGTAGTTGAATACGCCCGGCTATATGCCCGGATCGGGCTGTAGAGCGGGGCACAATACGCGCTACAGGCCAGGGAACTCCTGGCCTGTCCGAGTAGCAGCGCCCTTCGACCACAGTCCGATGTGTACTAATTTTCGCGTGTTTGGCATACAGGACCAAGGCCGTTTTCTGCCGCTGGCACCGTGTTGTAGGCCGTGTATGCCCAACTTTGTAGTGCCCGATTCGGGCATTATGCCCCGCTAAATGCCCGGCTCTCGTTCGCTTTTGGCTCGTTTTCTACAACGGCCGACAACGCCTCCGGCCGGTATTTCGCATACGTCTTTTCGACCACCGCGACGGTGTTCCCCAGCACCTGGGCGACCAAGTGCAGGGCCACGCCACGCTGGGCGGCGTTGGAGGCCAGGGAGTGGCGCAATACGTGCGGATACACCCCCTCCAGCCCGGCCCGCGCAGCCGCGGCCAGGAAGCCACGGCGGACGGAGACGGGGCCGATCACCAGCTTCTCGCCGCCGGCGCGGAGCTTGGCTTCCTTCAGCAGCAACAGCAGCTGGGCCGCGATGGGCACGCCGCGGGCGCGCCGCTTCTTTCCCAGGCCGGCGCCAAAGTCGATCACCTTCTGCTCCAGGTCCACGCGTGCCCAGGTGAGCTCCTGGATCGCCGCCATGCGGGCGCCGGTGTAGCGGGCGATGGCGATGAACAGCCGGGTGCGGAAATCCGGTGCCGCCGCCTCCAGCCGGTCAAGCTCAGTCGGCGTCAACCACCGCTCCCGGGGCGGCGACACGGGCGGCAGCTGGAATTTGGGCACGCGGTCCAGGTGCCCGTTGTCGTGGGCGAGCCGGAGCACGGCGAGCAGGAAGCACGCCTCCTTGCGGACGGTGCCGGGGTGCGCGTCCTTCAGCCGCGGCTTGATGAAGTCACGCTGGACGAGCGTGTTGTCGAGTTCGCTGGCCATGTGGCGCCCGAGATGAGCCTCCAGCCGGCGCCAGATCGCGGTGCGGGTGTGGGCCGTGGGCAGGTTCTCCCGCGTCTTCTCATAGGCGCGGATCGCCGCGGCCACAGTGAGGGGAGCGGTGCCGGAGTCTTCGCGCTGGCCGGTCAGGAACCCCGCGAGCGCCTGCTGCGCGAGTCCCATATCGCGCGTCCGCGTCGAAACGCGGCGGCTGCGGCCTCGCTCGGACCAGCGGATTTCCCAGTATCCATCGGCTCCCCGTATGAGTTTCGGAGGAGCGGCGTGACGCGGCATAGGTTTCTCCTGATCCAATTTTCCAGGTCGGCACGGCGGATGGTGGCAGGGCGCCCGGGTAGGAAGGGCAGCTGGCCAGTCCGCCTCAGTCGCGCGATGTAGCCCGGGGAGCGGTGCAGCAGTTCCCCGGCCTGCCGGTCGGTGAGCAGCTCGTCAGTCATCTTTGACAAGAAGCGCCAGCACCTGGACGGCGATATGCACGTTGACCAGCTTGTCCACTCTAAGATGCACTTTGTCAGGATGTCCGGCCGCCTGGATCATCTGGAGTGAGTGCCGTTCTCTATCCACCATCCGCGCCACCAGTGGCGCCGATAGCTCCTCCAGGCTGACGCCAAGCGTGTCGGCCAACAGTTTCATGTTTGTAGGGTCGGGTATTGACCCGGCTGTCCAGGCTGTAATCCGATCTCGGTGCGCCGCACCCCGTCGGCCACTCTTATCGATGGTGTCGCCCCACATCTTTCGTGCTAGGTCGGATTTGTTCATCCCCTGCGCGCGCATGATCTCATCCAGGTTGCTGGCGAAATCCTTTTTCACCAGCTCATCACTAGGTGTATCTCCGGTTACTTTCGCCAACCGACGGCGGTATTTGCTAGCCATCTTGCCGTACTCCTTGGGGTTCAACACGGGATAGTGCGTTGCGCGATACACTCTGTAAGACAGTTTGTCCAATAGTGTGTTTGCCACAATTTCGCACTTGTCATGTTGGGCGGACGGCCCGACAATGGCCCACATGAATCCACACCTCTCCGGCCGCGCGCTCATAAGCCACTTCGGCACCGTCACCGATCTGCATGAATTGGCTGTGAAAAACGACATCAAGATCGGCTATTTCCAGGTCCGGAAATGGCTGGCGCGGGACCGCGTTTCCCAGGAGGGACTCGTCGCCCTGCTTCAGCTGGGCGAGCGGCTCGGCAAGCCGATAAATCTGCTCGACATGATCAACCAGACCGTGGACGCGGAAGTCGTGGCCGGGCCGACCGAGTGGTGAACATCGTCGCCATCGATCCCGGGCTGGATGGCGCACTGGCCTATCTCCAGCTGGTCGGCCCCAACACGGTGTCCCGGTTGGATGTGCTGGACATGCCGACCATCGCGCTGCCCGGCAAGCGGATCGTGGATGGGGCGGAAGTCGCGCGCTGGATGCGTGCCCGATACGCCAATGTCTGCGTCGTGGAACAGGTGGCCAGCCGGCCCAAGCAGGGCGTGGTCAGCGTGTTCAGTTTTGGTCGGGCGCTAGGCACGGTGGAAGGGGTGATCCACGCCTGTGGCATCAGCCTGGAGCGGGTGACGCCACAGGTGTGGCAGCGCGCCACGGGCGTGCTCAGCGTGGCCGACCCGCGTGGCCGGGCACTGGAGCTGTTGCCGCGGGCAAGGGGATTGCTGGACCGGAAGAAGGACATCGGCCGCGCCGACGCGCTGCTGATGGCGTTCTGGTGGGCGAACAAAGGGGGCCGCAAGGCCGAGGCAGACACAGCGGCCTGGTAGCCGCTGCGTGTAGGGTTTGGAGGGGATATGGCTGTTGTTTATCCGGGTGCTCGGTTCACCCGGTTGCGCGTGGAAACGCGCCTTCGTCAGAACCGGCACGGGCAGTCTATCTGGCTCTGCGCCTGCGATTGTGGCGGTAGGCATGAGGTCGTCACCAGCGGTTTGACCAGCAATCGCACAAAAAGCTGTGGCTGCCTCGACGCCGAGAAGCGTCAGGCGCGGAATTTTCGGCACGGGTTCTCGCCTCGCGGGGCGATGGCAACCGAGTACCAGATTTGGGCGGGGATGTTGAAGCGGTGCTTCAACTCGCGCAATTGGGCGTATCGCTACTACGGAGGCCGCGGCATCCGGGTGTGCGCCGATTGGTTCTTCTTTGAGAATTTCCTGGCGGATATGGGCCGGCGGCCGGGTAAACTCACGCTCGATAGAATCGATAACGACGGGCATTATTGCCCGGATAATTGCCGTTGGGCGACGCGGCTAGAACAGTCCCGAAACCGGCGCAAGCCGGGCACCGCCGCATGAGCCGCCCACAACTCTTCTCACATCAGGTGGAAGGCGTTGACTTTCTGGCCCAGCGCCAGCGGGCGTTCCTGGCTCATGATCCGGGCTTAGGTAAAACCGCGACCGCCATCGTCGCGGCCGACCGGATCATGGCCATGCGTATCCTGGTGATCGTGCCCGCCATCGCCCGGGTGAACTGGGGGCGGGAGTTCCGGCAGTGGCAGACGTTGGGACGCGAGATCACCGTCGCCCTGACCGCTGAACAGGTCGCCGCCGGGCTGAAGGAGCCGGGCGTGCTGATCATCAGTTATGACGCGGCACGGCTGGCCGCGGAGGCACTGGCCGCGCACAGCTGGGATCTGTTGATCCTCGATGAAGCCCACCTGTTGAAGAACCCCAGCGCAAGGCGCACCCGGGCGGTCTACGGGCAGCGGTGCCTGAGTGAAACGGGCAGTATCGTCGCCGCCGCCAAGCGCGTGTGGTGCTTGTCGGGTAGCCCGATCCTGGCCGGGCTGCATGAGTTTTGGCCCCACGCAAGCGCGCTCTGGACCCATGGCGGACCCGGCTGGCCGCTGACCTACAACCAGTGGATGGACCGGTATACCGAGGGATTCGCGAGCATGTATGGCTGGCGCGTCACCGGCAGCCGGAACACAGCCGAGCTGAAGGCGGCGACCGAGGAGTTTATCCTTCGCCGCCGGGCCGACGACGTGATGCCGCAGCTGCCGCTCCTGCTGGTCGGCACGGCGGCGATACCGATCACCGGTATCGCGATGGAAAGGCTGAACGAGCTGATGCGGGAAGTACCCGAGCTGCTCGGCTTTCTCGCCGCCGCTGACGACGATGCCGCGCTGCGGGTCAATGAGCACGTCGCCCGGGCACGCCGGCTGCTGGCGCTGTCGAAGGTGCCAGGTACGGTCGAGCTGCTGACCGAGGAGCTGCGGAGCACCGGCGTCGATAAGATCATCCTGTTCGGCCACCATCGGGAGGCGTTGCAGCGGCTACACAAGGCGCTGGAGGGTAATGGCTTTTGGCCGGTGCTGGTGCAGGGCGGCATGACGCCGGCACTGGTGCAGACCGCGGTGGACAGGTTCCAGAACGATTCCAGTTGCCGCGTCTTCATCGGCAACATCCAGGCGGCGGGCACGGCGATCACGCTGACCGCCGCCCACCACGTCCGCTTCCTTGAAGCCGACTGGACCCCCGAGCTGAACCGGCAGGCGATGATGCGCGCCCGCCGGATCGGACAGAAACGTAGCGTATTCGCGACGTTCCTGGTTGCGGACCATCCCCTCGATGAGGCGCTGGCCGCCACGCTTGCCCGGAAGACCCGCCTTATCCGGGATTTCGAAACAGAAGGAGCTAATCCATGACGACACTTGCCCAGCTGAGCCTGTCCATCAACGTGACGCCCGTGAACTACCGGCAGGTTTTGGAGGGGGTGAAAACCCTGCTCGAAACCGGTGCCGTGTTCTCGGTCCTTGCGACCGAGCCGGAGCCGACGCCGGAGCCGGCACCGGTGAACGGCGACGCCCCCAAGGCCACCCGCCGTGCCAGCCGCAAGGCCGCGGAGCCGGCACCGCCGGCCAACGACGCCGACGAAACCGAGCTTAACCCGGAGCCGACGCCGCCCGTCGAGCCTGGAGCCGAGACGGCGGACACCGCGTCGGCGGCACCGGAAGACTGGAATCCTCAGCCCGAGCCGGCGGACGCACCGCTGACCGTGGATGACATGACGGACAAGCTCAACGCGTTCGCCAAGATACATGGCGTGGCGGCGACCCGGAAGACGATCCAGTCATTCGGCGTCACCCGGCTCAGTGAGCTGGAGCAGGTACGCTGGCCCGAGCTGCTGGCGAAGCTGAATGCCGAGAACGGCGGGAAGCCGGTGTAATGGCAGAAGCGCACACAGCCTTCGGCGCCAGTGCAGCGCCGCGCTACATGGCCTGTCCTGGTTCCTATCGCCTAACCAGGAGCGCGCCGCCTGGGCGTTCCTCCCGGGATGCCTTGGTGGGTACTGCGTGCCATGCCGTCGTCGCCCAGTGCCTGTCGATTCCTTGGATGGAGCCGACCGGCATGACCAACTACATCAAGGAGGTCGAAGACGGGGATCGCATCGAGGAGGTCCAGCTCACGCCGGACCTGATCGAGGCGCTCCAGTATGCGGTCGAGCACGGGCGCCGGCTGCTGGATGGCAGTGCCTACAAGGCCATCGAGCAACGCGTTTCGTTAGCTGCACTGGAACCCGCGGCGCCGATGTGGGGCACCTGTGACCTCGCAGTGATCAGGCCGGGCGAGGAGCTGCTGGTCGTCGTGGACTGGAAGTTCGGCGTGGGCGTTCGCGTCAGCGCCAGGAACAACCCGCAGATCCGTTACTACGCCCTTGGCGCCGTGTTGGCTTTGGAGCCCGACATGCGCCAACACGTCAAACGCGTCCGGATGGAGATCGTGCAGCCGCGGCTACCGGAAGGGCCGGCGGTGACCAGCGAGGAGCTCACCTTGATGGAGCTGCTCGACTGGGCGGAAGACTTGCTGGGCGCGGTGCGGCTGGCGCTGACGCCCGACGCCCCGCTGGTGCCGGGCGAGAAACAATGCCGCTGGTGCCCGGCGGCGGCCGAGTGCCCGGCACTGAAGGCGCATGCCGAAACCACGGTGGCGCAAGCCTTCGTGGACAACCCGCCGGAGCTGCCCGATCCGGAGGGGCTGAGCGTCGAAGACATGGCGCGGATACTGAACCGTGCGGGTCTGGTGCAGCTGTGGCTGGAGCGGGTTGAGCAGCTCGCTATCCAGCGCCTTGCCGGCGGCGGTGACGTGCCCGGCTTCAAGCTGGTCCACAGCCAGACGCGCCGGGTGTGGGCCAATGCCGAGCCTGAGACGGTAGCCCGGCTCATCCAGCTCGGGCTGAACCTGGACGAGATTACGGACACGAAACTCCGTAGCCCAACCCAGGTCGAGAAGCTGATCACCAAATCCCGGCGCGACACGCTGGTGCCCTTGGTGACCCGCTCCAACCCCAACGTGGTCCTGGCACCCGTTGGCGACAAACGTCCGGCGATCTCGCTGGCCGAGGGAATGTTCCCACCATCCACCTTTGAAACCGAGGAGGCTTGATATGGCTTCGCGTGAATTTGTCACGCCGTTGGGCGTGTTGTCTTACCCACACCTGGATCGGCCCAAGAAGATCGATCCCAACCAGCCGGCCAAGTTCAGCTGCTCGCTGATCCTGGACCCGGCGAAGATCGCCCCGCTGCGCGAGGTGATCCTGGAGATCGCCCGCGCCGAGTTCGGCCCCACGGCGCTCGACATGCTGAAGACCCAGCAGCTGTCCTCGCCCATCCGCTCCGGCGACGAGCCCGGCAAGGCGGGCGATCCGGTCTACGCCGGCAAGTTTTTCATCAACTGCTACCGCGACGAAAGCTCGGGGCCGCCGCAGCTGCTGAAATGGGTTGGCGTGGGGCAGCGGCCCCAGGCGCTCATGGACAAGTCGGAGCTGTATGCCGGCTGCCAGGTCCAGCTCAATCTCGGGATTTTCGCATACAAGAAGAGCATGAAAAGGGGCATCGGCGTGGCGCTGAACGGCGTGCTGCTGGTGGCGCCGGGCACCCGCATCGGGGGCGCGACCAGGGATTCCACTGACGCCTTCATGGCGGGCGTGGACGCCGATGCAGCAGCCGCGGCACAGGCAGCTAACGCCGCCGCCGCCGAGGCTGCTGCCGCCAACGGCAACGCCAGTGGTGGAGCTGGCGCCAACCCCTGGTAGTGTGTCGGCCCGTGTTGGTCTTGGGAACCAACACGGGCCACCCTGCCTACAATCGGAGACGAGCCGATGATCGACAGATCCGACGAATATAATCTCACCGTGCAGGGGGAAACACCCCCACCCTGGCTTCTGGCCATACTGAACCAACCGGACGCGCTGCTGGCGCGTGCTGCGGTGCGGATCGCCATCGCCAAGCAGGACGACGCACTGGGCGACACGCTGGCGGCATGGCGCAACCGCGCCGTCGCCACCGCCATGCTCCTCGCTTCCCGGCGCCGCGTGCCGTGAATTTACCGGAAGCAGACAAGCGCAAGATTACGGGCATCTTGGGGATGCTGGCATCGGCTCACGACGGCGAGCGGGCATCGGCGGCACTGCTGCTGACCCGGCTGCTGGCCAAGCATGGCGCCCGGCCGGAGGAGCTGCTGAACGGCAAGGCCAACGGCAACGGCTACGCCGTCGGCACGGCGCGCGAGATCGCCACGCTGCGCGCCAACCTGCTGTCAGCCAACAACCACGTCCGTGACCTGATCCAGGAACGCGCCAGCCTGCGCCAGGAGATCACGGCGCTGAAGCACCGGCAGCGTGAGGCCGCGGCGCCGCCACCACCGCCCCCGCACTCACGCGACCGCACCGGGCGCGAAGAGATCACCGAGCTGCTGGATCGCCAGGACATCCGCTGGACCGACTGGGAGAAGGAGTTCCTGGAATCGGTAGCCCGGTGGCGTGGGCCGCTGACCAGCAGGCAGGAGGAATCGCTGAACAAAATTCGCGCCAAGGCGCGGCAACAGGACGCGGCGCGCAAGGCTGCCGCCGGCATTTGGGGGTGAACATGACAAAAGCAGAAGTGCAGGCCGCGATTGAACGCTATGTCCGGCACCAGATGGTGCGGCAGGGCGTGCTCACCAGCCTGGGCGATGTGGCCGACGCGCTGGTGGATATAGGCAAGCAGATGGGCTTCGACATGCCCGGCATCCACATCCGCATCCGGAGCATCCGCCCTGGCGAGCCGCCTATCCGACTGGCCGGGTCAAGGAGCCGGCAATGAGCGAAGATGAAACCCCGCCCGAGCGGGTGGAGCAGCTGCTGGACTTCGCCCAGGACGTGGCCGTGAAGGCGGCGGAAGGCATGTTCAGCCGACCGCATCTGATGCCGGCCGAGGTACTGACCGTGCTCAGCCTGGTTTGCCAGGACGTTTGCTACCGCCGCGCCTACTGCCTGTCGCACTCCGATGATCGCAAAGACCCGGAGTTCCGGGGCCACCTGATCAGTGGACTGGTTTGGCTGTCGCGCGAGCTGAAGATCCTGGCGACGGCGCACGAAGACGGCACCGTCGATGCCTCCGTCGCGGCCAATGACGCCAAGAAGGAGCTGGACCGCATCGTCAGCAACACAAGGCGCGGGCGCAAGCGGAGGGAGGCATGAAGGACGCCGCACTGCGTCCCACCCCCAACCGCATCGGCGCCGACTACTGGCCGACGCCATACTGCCTGCGGCTGATGCTGCACCGGATCATCAAGGAGAAGGTGCCCAGTCATTGGCTGTTATGGGAGCCGGCGGCCGGCGCGGGCACGCTGCTGACGGGTCTGCCGCACCCGCTGTATCTGTCCGACAAGTATCCGCTGGACCGGAACGTCGATGAGCGTGACTTCCTGGCCGGCGTGCCCGAGGAGATCGACCCCAACACCTGGGTCGTCACCAACCCGCCCTACAATCAGCTCGATGCCTTCATCGAGGCCGGCGTGCAGGCGATGCGGGCACGCAAGGTGCTGGGCGTGACGCTCCTGATCCGGCTCGATCACCTGGGCGCGGCCAAGCGGTCGGCGTGGCTGAACAGCGCCAGCCAGATCGACATCGCCTGCTGGCGCCCGCGCTGGATCGAGGGCAGCACCGGCAACGGCCGCTGGACCAATGCCTGGGTGACCTGGGCACGGGATAACCCTGCCTGCCCCATAACGCGTTTCTGGACCCGGGATCAGCTTTGTGAGTGACATCCTCTACGGCGATTTCGAAGCCCGCTCAGCGGTCAACCTGAAGGCCGCAGGGTCATGGGCATGGATCATGGACGCCAGCACCGAGGTGCTGGTGTTTTCGTTCCAGCTCCGCGGCTTGATCTACACCTGGCACCCGGGCGAGCCGTGCCCGCCGCCGATCATCGAGCATGCGGCCAAGGGCGGCACCTTCTCGGGCTGGAATGCCGGCCGGTTCGAACGGATCATGTGGCGCGAGATCATGGTGCCCAAGTTCGGCTGGCCCGAGCTGCGCGATGAGCAGTGGCAAGACCCGGCATCGCGTTCCCGCGCCATTGGCCTGCCCGGCGGCCTGGACAACGCCGCCGTGGCACTCGGGTTGGATGTCCGGAAAGACAAGGCCGGTAAAGACAACATGCTTAGGATGGCGAAACCGATAAAGAACCAATACTTCGCCGTCGATGAGCCCGCGTTCGATAACGAGGGGCTGCGGTTCGACCTGCTCGATCCATACAATAGGCAAGATGTCCGGGTGGAAGTGGCAGCCTGTAGTGTGCTGCCGCCACTGGCCGCGGGCGAGCGCGAGATCGAGCTGCTGGACTGGCGGATCAATGACCGTGGCATCGCCGTCGATCTGTTCCTGGTGGACGCACTCTCCGTCGTCACCCGCGCCGAGCTGCACCAGCTCGACCTTCGCATGCATGAGGTCACCGGCAAGGCGGTGTCGGCGTGCAGTGCCCTGCCCAAGCTGAAAGCCTGGATGGCGCAGCAAGGGGTCGAACGGAAGACCCTGCGGAAGGAAGACTTGTCCGAGCTGCTGGCCGAGAAGCATCACCCGCCGGCGGTGCAGGAGGCGCTGGCGCTGCGGGCCGAGGCCGGCAAGAGCAGCGTGGCCAAGTTCAACTCGATGCGTCAGGCCGTGAACGCCGACGGCCGGCTGCGCGGCATGTTCCTTTACCACGGTGCGGCCACCGGAAGGTGGAGCGGGCAAGTAGTGCAGCTCCAGAACATGATCCGCGCCCAGCTGCCGGCCGACCGGCTGGAAGAGGCGGTGCAGCTGGTGTTCGACGCCGCCTGGCACGGCACCAATGACCGGCTGCGCGAGCTGGCCAACGAGCTCGACATGACGATCATGGATCTGTCGTCGCAGCTGATCCGGCCGTGTCTGGTTGCGGCACCGGGGCGCCTGCTCCAGCCCGGCGACCTATCCCAGATCGAGGCCAGGATGCTGCCCTGGCTGGCTCGGGCCGACCGGCTGCTGGAAGTATACCGCCAGGGCAAAGACCCCTACGTGGTCGCCGCTGCGGCCATTTTCCGGGTGCCTGAAGCGGAGGTCACCAAGCAACAACGGCAGATCGGCAAGGTCGCGATCCTGGCGCTGGGCTACCAGGGCGCCGTCGGCGCATTCAACTCGATGGCCGCGGCCTATGGCGTGAAGCTGGAGGAGGCCGAGGTGCTCGGCATCGTCCAGGCATGGCGCTACGCGAACTGGGAGTTGAAGCGGTTCTGGCGCGACCTGGAAGACGCGGCAATGGCGGCGTGCCGTGAGCCATACAAGGAGTTCCCGGTCGGGCGGGTGGTGCTGAAGCATCACAAGGGAAACCTCTACATGCGCCTGCCCAGCGGTCGCTGGCTGACCTACTGGCGTGCCCATGTCGGGGAGCATACCGACCGACGCACCGGCTACACGCGGCCGGGTGTCTGCTACAAATCGGCCGAGGGGCGCGGGCGGCTGGTGGACATCGACCTGTATGGTGGGCTGCTCGCGGAAAACGCCACCCAGGCCGCGGCATCAGATTGCCTGCGGGCCGGGCTGCTCAACCTCGAAATGTGTGGGCTGACGATAGTCGGCCATGTCCATGATGAAGCCATTGTGGAAGTGCGCTCGGACCAGACCAGCCTGATCAGGCAGTGCATGACGGAGATGCCGCCGTGGGCGACAGGTTTGCCGATTGCCTGTGATGTAGCAGCGCCAGCATGGCGCTACGGGAAAGGGTAGGAAATGTCCGATGGCGCCGGCCCGGAACAGAAGCCGGGACCACAGTGGAGTTTTGTGCAGTGGCACAAGGCGGGATTTGAGAAGCTTGTAACGATCCTGCCGGTGGACGCGGCACTCCACCCGCGGCCCGGCGACAAGCTGAAGAAGGGACTGGGCAAGGCGCCGGGCAAGCTGGATGCCGGCGCGATGATCTGGCGCCTTTTCAACGAGTGGCCCACCGCAGTCCATATCCGCGAGGATTACGAACGCTGGGACAGCTACGTGGTGCCCGAGCACAAGGCGGGCATCGGGCTGGTGCTGGGCCGTGAGATCGCCATCGACATCGACGTGCTCGACAAGGTGATGGCGCTGGAGCTGCGCGAGCTGGCCGAGAAGCATTTCGGCAGGGGCGCGTGGCGGATCGGCAACGCCCCCAAGGCCGCCATGCTGCTGCGGTTGAAGGAAGGCTCGATGCCTTTCCGCAAGCGGTCGATGCGCCTGACCCCGCCGGGCTGGAAGCCAAGCAAGGACGAGGAGGAATCGCCCCACGCCGTCGAGATACTGGCCCACGGCCAACAGGTCGTGGTGGACGGTATCCACGCCACCACCAGGAAACCGTATATGTGGCTGGGCGGGCACCCCGCCGCGTCGGGCAGGGATTCGCTCCAGGAGACGGACATCGCCGGCGCCGACGCGTTCCTGCGGGAAGTGGCCGCGCACGTCCAGGCCAAGGGGTGGCGGGTCGGTGATGTCGCCGGCGACACGGGCGAGAGCGGCGTCGATCCCAAGACGCCCGAGCAGCTGCGCTGCCCTGATCGCTACTGGAAGCTGCTGCTGGAGAGTGTGGCGAAACTGCCCAACACCATGCGCCGCGATGGCTGGCTGCGGATGTGCTTCTCGCTGCGCGGGGCCGCTGGGGTGGATCGCCAGTTCGAAGGGTTCGACGCGTTCTACGCGTGGTCGAAGAAGTGGAAGGGCGGCGAGAACGACGACGACTACATCGAGACGACGTGGCGCAGCTGCAAGACGACGCATCTGGGCTGGGAATCCCTGGCCAAGGATCTGAACGGGTGGGGCATACCCGATGTCGAGAACGCCCGGAACACCGACGCCTTCGACGCGGCAGCCCGCACCCACGGTGCCGGCGCCGAGCAGGAGAAGGCACAGGCGCACGCCGCGGAATCGGTCAAGGCGGTGGGCATCGAACCCTCGCCGTTTTGGGCGCTGTGGGAGAAAGCGGACGGGCCGTTCAAGGGCACGCGGGAGCGGATACAGAAGGCGCTGGACAAGGCCGGCGATGCCACGCCTTCCGATCCCGATGAAGCCTACCTCCGGGTGCGGCTGGCGATGGCGTGGTACGGCCGGATCGCGTGGCTGGGCACGGTGTGGGTGGAATACCTGACGATCAGGCAAGGCCACGGCACCGAGGACACCTGGCCCGGCATCTGGTCGCCGGTCGATGAGGGCCAGCTGGAGCTGCGGGTGGATGGCTTCATCCGGCTGTGGCTGGGGCGATACGCCAGCGAGAAGACCATCGTGGCTAAGATGAAATCGTTCTTGTCGAAAGCCACACTCCGATGCCCGAGGATGCGGGCATTGATGCTGCTTGGACCGGACGCGGTGCTGGGCGAGACGACGGACCCGACCAGCCTGATGGAGGAGGAGAGCGGCAAGCTGATCGCGCTGCCGGGTGGGCGATGCATCGAGTGGGGCACCGGCACCGAGCGCGACATTGCCCGCAAGGATTGCGTGCTGGCGGCGCTGAAGGTGGAGCCGGCGCCCGTGATGGACTGGGCACAGGCGCCCTATCTCCAGCAGTTGCTGCAAGGTTTCCTGGGCGAGTGGGACGACCCGTTGATGCCGATGCCGGTGCATTGGTCGTGGTTCCAGGCGTGGCTTGGCTATTGCCTCGCTGGTTGCCGGCCGGCGTCGAGCCAGCAGCGGGCGCTGGTGCTTAGGGGGGACGGGGGCGAGGGGAAAGGCACGTTCTTCAGGCTGTGCCGGGAGGTGCTGGGCGCCTATGCCGGCGAGATCGGCATCGAGCAGCTGGTGCGCGGGAAGTCGCCGCACGCCAATGACGAGATCGCACCCATGCTGCGTGGGAAGCGGTTCCTGTTCGTGGCCGAGGCGTCAGGCGAGGGCATGACGTGGCGCGACGATCTGGTGAAGTCACTGATCGCCAATGACGAGATCAGGGGGCGGCTGCTGAACAACAACGGGGTGCGCGTCCTCAGTCGCGTGGTCCTGATGCTGGCCGGCAACGTGATGCCCAAGTGGCAGACGCATGACCATTCAGTCCGTCGTCGGTTCTGGATAATACGGGCACCGACGCGCGTGGTGGCTGACCCGTATTTCTGGGCCAAGGTGGTCGAAGAGAAGCAGATGCTGCTGCGCTTCATGCTCGACGGCGTGAAGCTATGGCGGGACGGCGTGCTCGATAACCCCGCATACCGGGACAAGTTTGTGTTCGAAGATACGGACGGCAGCGTCGGCGGTTCCGCGACCGAGTTTTACAAGGGACTGACGAATAAGACGGCATACGGTGCCGTGATGGTCGAGCTGACCAAGCCGCTGGGTCCGGGGATGCGTGGCGCCGCCGAGCTGGAAAGGGACGAAGGTAATATCCGGTGGCTGGAATGCATCCCGGTGACGCACTTGCCGTGGGTGACGGCGGCCTGGACCCACATGATGCGCGAGCGGGGAGAATTGACGTTCCCGCTGATGGCGTGGGAGCGGGAAGGCACGGTTGCCGTGGCGGCGCTGCGCGATTTCATGAACAAGCCCGAGGGCGAAAGTTACCGGCTATCCAAACGCTTCAGCCGGGCGCAGCGGCGCTATCTGCTGGCGACATGGCGCGACAATACCAAGCTCGCGGAAACGGTTGCGCCCTACCTGCGCTACCTGTTGACGCGTCCACCGATGGAAGTGAGGAACATCGGCAAAGTGCCGCTCGGCCTGCCTGGACTGGTGCCGGATCTGGTGAGGGCGTTTGCCGTGCGCGGGATGCTGGGTGACGGGACGGAGCCTGACTGATGAATGACATGACGATCCACCTGGGCGCCGGCGGCATGCTCTCGCGCCATGAGCGGGACGTGGTGCAGGCGCTGTTGCAGGGCGGCGTGGCCGGCGCCGCCCGTGTGCTGGGGATGACTGAAGGCCGGGCCGAGGCATGGATTGCCGAGCTGATGTGGCACGGCGACGGGCGGGCTTACTTGGCCCGCATGTTGGATGCCCGTGCCGTGGGGCTGCTGGCGCCAAAAGCGATGGCGACGGTCGCGGCACTGATGGACGACGAGAAGGCGGCCGGCAGAACCCGGCTGGCGGCCGCACAGTTGGCGCTACAGGTGGTTGGGCTGCTGCGGCCGGGCGTGGACACCGCAGTGGCCGCCAAGGCCGCCCAGCAGGCTGCTGATGACCCACGCATGGCGGGGTTGGATTTAGGGGGGTTATCGGCGGCCGATCTATTGGCGCGGATCGAGACGATTGAGGGAAGCTTGGCCGAGGAGATGATGCCGGCCGAGTGGTGAACCCCAGCCCCCTCCAAACTGCTTGCGCCAATCTAATCGGCATTGGCGGCTCGTGGATGGGATGACGGGGGGCTGGCCCGCCGGCCCGGCTGTGATCAGCTCACGGGGCCGGCGGGGGTGAGGGTGGCGGCGGCTACCAGTCGGTCTTGGGCAGTGCCTTCGCCAGCTCGCGCCTGATCCAGGCGCTGATGGAGATGTCTTCCGCCTTGGCCGCGGCGGCGATCTGCCGCTTGATCAGCGGGTGCAGGCGCAGGAACACCACCTGACGCTCGCTGGGATGGTCGGGCATGGGCGCTGGTTGCTCACCATTCATGGGTTTTGTCTTCCTTTGCGCGCTGGTCGGCCAGCTCCTGCTGGATCAGGTCGAACAGGGCCAGCAGCTCGGGGTAAGCCTGGGGCCGGTGTACCAGCACATGCAGGGTGGTAAGCATGGTCACGCCATCGTGGGTGTAGGTGCAGATATCGCCGTTGGGGGCGGGTGCCGGGCTGGGCTGGCCGGGTGCGGCTGTCTCGGGTGAGGGTGGCGGCGTCTGCTGGTGCTGCTGGGTTTTGGCATCGGCCTTCGCGCGTGCCTTGGCGAGGATGGCGCGGTTGCGCCACAGCGTGTGGCGCCCGAGGTCGGCGCGTTCGCGCGTGGCTTTCTCGACCTTGTCCTCGTCTTCCGGGAGCAGCAGGTTGGGGTCGAAGTGCAGGTGCCTGCCCAGCCATTCGCGGTGCTCCGGGCCGCAGGCATTGCGCGCCCCCATCCAGCCGTGCAGTGCGCCGAGGGTGACGCCGGGCTTGATCAAGGGCGCCACTTCCTTGGTTTCCAGCCCGCGCTTGGCCATCCCGTCACGAATGGCCCAGGCGGCGCGCAGCAGCTTGGTGCGGAAGTTTTTGTAGATGTGCCAGGGCGGGAGGGGGACGCCGGCGAGAGCATCGGCGTGGTTCCGGGCGTAGATCGGGAGGGTGTTCATGGTAGCGTGGACTCCTGTGGGTTCAGCTGTTGTGGGTGCATGGCCGCGAGGTTGAGGCTACAGGCGCGTGAGCCGTCGCCCGGCTTGTGAGGGGGCCGGGCGACGGTGGCGGGCTTCAGGCGCGATCCTGGGGGGTTTTGGGCAGTGGCTTCGACCACGGCTGCTGGTTGATTGTGTTGGGCGACGCGACCAGCACCAGCCGCTCCAGTGCCGCCTCCGCTTGGGTAAGGCGGGCGCGGAGGTGGCCGACGGCAGCGCGGCGGCGCAGGCGCGGGATGGCGGCGGCTGCCTCCAGGCAGCCGCGCAAGTGTTCAACTTCAGACTGGGCACGGCGCAGGGCGTTCAGGCGCCGGCGCTCGCGATGGGTGGGGACCATTGAGGGTTAATCCTCCGGATCGATTGGCTCATCGTGCCAATAGTTGCTGTCGGCCAACACGTCGGCACGATAGCCTGATAGCTTGCGCTTGCGACACTTGTCGCAGGCGTAGGTCAGGAAGATTCCGCGAGCGTCGTATTCGGCATTGCGTTCGAGGCCGCTGTCGCAGCTGCACAGGCGCATGGTCAGGATTCCTTGGCGGGGATGTGGGCAGTGGTGACGTGGTTGGAGTAGTCGGCAAGCTGCGTGCCGTCTGGCCCTTCGAGGGTGACGGAGAGGGTGACGGGATCGGCGCAGCATTCGAGGAACCAGCGGCGCGCGGTTTCGAGGTCGCGGTATTCGAATGTGTTGATGTCCAGATCGACGCCGCCCTTGGCGCGGGTGGCCAGCACGACGGCATAGGGCAGGCGAGGGCGGGGCGAGGGTGCGGGCGGCTCGGGCATCCGCTCCACGCAATCGACGCAAATCTCTTGCAGTTCCAGCTCGACGTAATGGCGGCAGCGGTCGTCTTCGATCAGCTCCTTTACGCGCCGGCGGGCGTGGGCTTCGTCGCGCGCTTCAATGGCCGAGTAGGTGAAGCCGTCGGCGTAGTGAATGGTGCCGCAGACAGTGAACATGGGCATGGGTGGTCTAGCCTCCGATGAGGTTGGCGATGAGGTTGGCGATGAGGTTGGCGATGAGGGTGAAGGCGCCGCCGGCCAGGAGGCCGGCGGCGTATTCCAGGGCGCCAAGGGCGAAGAGAAGGGCGAAGGCGCCGAGGGTTTCGGTGAGGGTCACGGGCTAGGCTCTTTTGCGCTTGGGGTTGGCGGGCTGGATGGCGACGAAGGGGGTGCTGGTGCCCGACTCGCGCCACGCGACGAGCCAATCAAACATGTCGAGCATCTGGGGCAGGCTGAGGGTCATGCCGTGGCTGCCGCCGGCATTGCCGACGCTGATGTGGCAGCCGCGCCCATCGGGCGCGGGTTTGAGGGTGGTGGAACTACGCATGGGTTCAGGCTCCGGTGATGGCGAGGGTGGCGATGGCGAGGGCGAGGGCGGCGGCGATGGCCACGAAGCCGGCCACGAAGAGGGCGACGGGTGCCCAGGTGGCCAGCTGGTCGCGCCTATCGAGGCGGCGCAGCTCGGCTTGCCAATGGGGGAGGGCGTGGCGCTGGCGGCGCCGTAGCCGGGCGCTGGCGGCCGGGGATAGAGGCATGGTGGTTTCCTTCACTGGTTGGGGTGGCAGCCCCGTAGCGGCTGCTACGGGGCTGGTTGGGCATGGTTGGCGCGTGGGCTTACAAACCCAACACGCCGGCGTAGCGCACGGCCGCGTTTGCGCCGGCGTGCAGGGGAATCATCACGTTGGCGCGGCGGCCCTTGTGGTGGCCGTCGCAGGCTTGGCAGTCGCCGCACTGGAGTTTGTGGCCGGCTTCTTTGCTGGCAGGGCAAAGCAACTCGCCCGCCATGCGGCGCACGTCGCCCTTGGGTGCAACGCGGAAGGTGCGCCATCCCTTGGCTTGCAAGGCGAGGGCGTGGGCTGGGGAGTGTGCGCTGGCCATGCAATAGGCTTTGAGATGCGGTGCCCGTTCTGGGCTGTGGGTGTAACCCGTCCAGAACGCAGCACGGCGCACCAGCGCCTTCACCAGCCACACGGGCATTGCGGCAGGGTCGCCATAGGCGCCGAGGCGCACGCCGCGCCCCGCGAACATGTCAGCGATTTGGCCGGCGGTGGCGCCCGTCCAATCTTCGTACACGCCAGCGGCAAGCGCCTTCGCAACCTGTGCCGGACCCTGTCCAAGATGGACGTAGCAAGCCCGCGTTCCGTCTATGCGCTCGCCTGTGGTGGGGGCGTAGATGCCTTGGAAAGGGCATGTGCCGCACGCGCCCTTGTCGCCGCCCTGGAGGCGGGCGGCGAGGGCGGGCGTGGGCACGGCTTGGGTAGGCTCGGCCATGATGTAGATTTGCACCATGCCCGGACCCGTCTTGCTGTTGCGGGCGCCATCGAAGCCAATGGCGACGACGACGATTCGGCGGGTCGGGTCTAAGCGGCTTGGGCCGCGATAAAGCAGCATGGCCTACGCCCTCCCGTTGGTTTTGATGGGGAGGGCGGAAAGCATGGCATCGATCCAAATGGAAAGGTCGGCGATGGCTTGGGCGTGTTGGGTGCGTTTGTAGGTTTTGCCCGTGTAGTGCGCGACCATTGAAAGGGCGCGCGTCATGCTCACGCCGCGCGTGGGTTTGATGCCCACGGCGAGAAGCCGGAGGGCGTGGCGAATGGTCATGGCGCGGTAAAGCTGGGTTGCGTCGGCGCCGACGAAGGCGACGGCAGTGCCTTCGCCGTCGCATTCGATGAATGAATCGGGGAGTAGCATGGCGGGTTGTGCTCCGGGCTATGGCGCCCCGGGATTAGGGCGGCCGTGATAGCTCCGGCGTGTGTAGGGCATTGTTGGCCAACATGGCAAGCTGATTTGGCAGTGGGCTTTTATGGCGCTGGGGGCGTGGCGCGGTTGTGCGCCTATGGTTGTGGGCAGGGCGCCATAGAAGGCTGAATATAGAAAAGCGGTTTTTGGGGTGGAGGTAAAAATGGGGGAGAGAGAATAGAAATATACTGCTCTTTATAATGGTTACATCTAACAATGTGATTTTTAAGGGTTAGAGAAACCGCGAAAAATTGGTCGTGTTGTTGGGTGTTGGGCGGGTTGTGCAGCTAGCTGCCATTTTGTCCTTACAACCGGGGTTAACCGGAATCAGGTTAATTTGTGGTATCCGGGTACCACACGCGAGGGTGCGGGAAAGCCATAAAAAAATACTTATCTATCACATTAACTATCGGTTTGAGGGTGCGGAGTGCCTGTTGCCAACCTGGCAGCTCGGCCGGAGCCGGGCGCAGGCTCGCCCCTGCCAGGCTGGCAGCTCGGCCGGAGCCGGGGGCCGAGGGCGCCACTGCCAGGCTATCGGCGGCCGGCGCTGGGCGCCCGATGCCGGGCAATACGCCCGGCATCGGGGCACATCCCACGCCGGAGCCGGCCGGGAAGCTGGGGCGGCAGAGTAGGGGGCATACACTGCCCAGCTCGGCGGCGGCCGTTGCCCTTTCATGACGGGCGCGAGGGCGGGCGGGCGCAGCCACGGGCGCCCGCGGCGCGAGCGCGGCCGGACCCACCCTACCCCTTGGGTCCGTTCCACCCCCTGGGGTACCCCCGGCCGTCGCGCTCGCGTGTCATCCCCACTGCCACACCAAATTTCTGCAATTTGGGTCTTCCGGTACAGTTTGGCAACAAAGCCAAACCCCGGGATCGCCACAATATCTAGCGGTTAACCTGTTGCGCTACACACCATACACGCCATACAAGGGCGATCCGGGAGGGGCCGCAGCCAATGCCATCGCCTGTGCCGACCGTTTACCCGCCGAATGTGACAATCACCTTCGATTTCTCCGATTGGCAGGTAACCCATACGGACCCGCTCCCGGGTGACCAGCTGGATGCCCAGCTGATCACGCTGCGCGATGCCGACAACACCATGCGTGCTTTCCTCCGGCCAGCCTTCAATGACGATGGAACCCTGGCCAACGGGACGGTCGGCCCCAACCAGCTCACCCAGGCGGCCAAGGACCAGGTAGGGAAGCCCAATGCCGATGCCGCCGCAGCCAGTGCAGCGGCTGCCGCGGCTTCCGCCACGCAGTCCGGGAACTCGGCTACCGCTGCCGCGGGCTCGGCCAGCGCCGCGGCGGGCAGTGCAGGCCAGGCGGCGGGCAGCGCCTCCACCGCGTCCACTGCCGCCACAAACGCCCAAGGATCGGCCACGGCGGCTGCTGGCAGCGCCACGGCGGCCAACACCTCCAAGAACGCCGCGGCCGGCTCAGCGACGGCCGCTGCCGGTTCTGCGACCGCAGCAGCGGGAAGCGCGGCGGCGGCAGCTGCGTCGGCGGATGCCGCGGCCGGGACGACTGTCCAGCTAGAGCAGGATCTGTCCGACCATCTGCTCGACCAGAACAACCCGCACGCCGTCTCGCCTGCCCAGGTCCATAACGACCAGCCGCTATGGAACGCGGCCTATATCTATAACCATGAGATCACTTCCGCCCCGCCCAACCCCGGCGACGTTCTTTCCTGGGATGCGGCCAACGGGAAGGTAGCCTGGTCGATCCCGGGTTCCATCCCGCCTGGCGCGTCCTACGTGCCCATCGTCGAAGCCGGCGATGTCACTATGGTGCTGACGGCCACCGGCGCCCCAGGCCAGACCGACTGGCTTCCGGCCGTAGACGCCACGGCCCGGGCCAATGCGCTCACGGCCCAGAACACTGCCAACGCCGCCACGGCGACGGCCAATGCCGCCCTGCCCAAAGCGGGCGGCACGATGACGGGTGACATCGTCCTGGCCGCCGATGCCAACGCGCCCATGGAGCCCGTCACCTTCCGCCAGATGAACACCCTCACGGGTGCCTATCTTCCCCTCGTCGGCGGCACGATGGTGGGGCCACTCACCCTCGTTGGCGACGGCGCCAGTGCCCTTCAGCCCGCCACCGTCAACCAACTCAACCTGAAGGCGCCACTGGCCTCCCCGGCCTTCACCGGCAACCCCACTGCCCCCACCCCACCGCCAGGCGACAACGACACCTCCGTCGCCACCACTGCCTTCGTTAAGGCTGCTGTAGGGGGCGTACAGGGCGGCGCCATCGTCAGCCCCTCCCCACCCACCTTCGTCGCCGGCTCGATCTGGTACGACAGCACGGGCGGCCAGACGTATATCGCCTATGACGATGGCAACTCCCAGCAGTACGTCGCCGCCACGACCCTACAGGGCCAGGCCGGCGTGGCCACGACATCCTATGTCGATAAGGCCGTTGCCACTGCCCAAGCCAATGTCGGGCGCAATCTCATCCATAACGCTTTGTTTACGGTAAACCAGCGCGGCACGGGCGCGTTTGCCATGACGACCGGCCCCATCGTCTATAGCAGCGACCGCTGGGCGGGTGTTCGCGGCGCGGGCGATACGTTCGGAATGCAGCCTTCCGCGCTCAACGACGCCAACCGCACTGCTATTGGCGATGAGGCGGCAGAGTGGGGGCTGGTCGGCACCACTACGGGCGGGTCAGGTGCCACCGATCAATGCCAGTTCATGCAGCGACTGGAAGGCGTTAAGCGTCTGGCGGGCAAGACGGTCATTCTATCCTTCTACTCGTGGTGCGCGGCGGGCACGCCCAAAGTCGGTGCCAATTTCGCCCAGGTGTTCGGCACGGGCGGCTCGCCTTCCAGCCCAGTGCAAGTGGCTGGACAGGCAGTGACCATCGGCACCACGCCCGCGCGCTATTCCATGACATTCGCCGTGCCCAGCGCCGTGGGCAAAACCTTTGGGACTACTGCCGGGACTGACTTCACGGCGTTGCAGATTTACCTGTCATGCCCAAGTGCCAATACCACGACCTATCCGCTGTCAGGTAATATTGGCCAGCAATCCGGGATTTTTGTGTTCTGGGGCGTGCAACTCGAAATCGCCGCCCCTGGCCAGACCGCGCCCTCGCCGCTGGAGAAGATGGACGCCCAGCAAACCCTTGCCGTTTGCCAACGGTTTTATCAAGTGGGCAATGTCGGCATGTGGGCATACGGCGCTGCTGGCATGAACTTGGCTTGCACCCAGACATTGCCGGTGCCCATGCGCGCCGCGCCTATACTCGCCGTTTTAGGGGCACCAGTCTATGGGAACTGCTCTAACGCTGTATTGGGGCAAATCGGTGGCAGCGGTGCCGTCATTTATTGTGCGGTAACGGTAACCGCCCAAAACCCGGCAAGTGCCCAGTTCGGCTACACAGCCAGCGCGGACCTATAGCCATGCCCCCACTCGATTTCCCCAACTCCCCGTCCCTCAACCAGCTTTACGCTGGCCCCAACAACGTCCAGTGGCAATGGGACGGCCAAAAGTGGCTGGGCACCCCCAACACCCTTGGCCCCGTCATCGTCGCCGCCAGCCCACCCACGTTCGTATCCGGCCAGCTATGGTGGGACAGCACGGGCGGCAATCTCTACCTCGCCTATGACGACGGCAACACCCAGCAATGGGTGCCCGCGTCCAACATCACCGGCCTCGCCAATGCCGCCACGACGATGGACGTGGACAAGGCGCTGAACGATGTCGGCAGGAACCTCATTCATAACGCTTTGTTTACGGTAGCCCAGAGGGGAAACGGCCCTTTCACCAATGGCATCACGGCAGATCGTTGGGCGATAGCCGCATCGGCAGGCACGCTCAGTTTTACCGTAACAGCATTGCCGGACGCGGATCGAACAGCGATTGGCGATGAAGCCGCCTTGCTGGCTTTGCAGAACGTCTTCACCGGCACTGGCGGCACGGGCGATTATATATTCCTCTATCAGCGCATCGAGAATGTGCGACGGCTGTCGGCCAAGACGATCCTAGTTTCGTTCTGGGCGAAGGCGGCATCGGGGACACCGAAACTTGGCCTCAACATAGCGCAGAATTTCGGCACGGGTGGCTCGCCATCCGCGCAGGTTGTCGTGCTGCCAACGGGAAACACATTTACGCTTTCGACCACATGGACCCGCTACACGACCACGATTGCGCTGCCATCGGCCGCCGGGAAGACCTTCGGCACAAATCCTGACGACAACACCCAGCTTGAATTTTGGTATTCGGCGGGTGCGACAATGCTGGCGCGATCCGGCAATATCGGCGTCCAATCCGGCACCATCAACCTCTGGGGCGTCCAGCTAGAGATCGTGCAGCCGGGCCAGACCGTGCCCACGAAACTGGAAAAGCGCGATCCCGTTTTGGAATTGCAGCAGTGCCAGCGGTTTTATCAAGTCGGGGCGCTACAGTTGACGACCTATGTAGCGGCAGCGACTGGTATCATATCGACCATGTTGGGTTTGCCGGTGACAATGCGAAGCAGCACGATAAGCATTACGACGAACTGGGCAACCCAAACCAATGCTTCGGGACCGACATTGCTAAGTCAATCTCCTAGTGCGCTGCTGGCTTATTGTTCGGCAGTAGCAGTAGGCAATGTGTCGCTACAAGGCTCCTTCACCGCCAGCGCGGACCTCTGATCATGGCCCTAGATTTCCCCCCAGGCACCCCCGGCGCGACCTACACCGGCCCCAATGGCGTCATCTGGTCATGGGACGGCGTCAAGTGGCTTGCGGGCACCAGCGCCAGCGTCTACGCCCCCATCGCCTCCCCGGCCTTCAGCGGCAACCCCACTGCCCCCACCCCGGCGGCGGGCGATGCCGACACGTCCATAGCGACGACCGCCTTCGTCACCAATGCTGTTGCGACATCGCTGCATGATGTTGGCAGGAATTATCTGCACAACTCCATGTTCAATATCGCCCAAAGGGGGGTGGGGAACTGGGTCGCCACCGGATACACCGCCGACCGATGGAATTTCCTGTTGTCCGGCGGCACCGGAACCGTGTCGATCACCGCGATAGTAGACGCCGCTAAAGCTACTATCGGGGACGAAGCCGCCCTCTGGTGCTGGCAAAACAACTGCGTGGGCGGCGCTGGGGCGGGCGATTATCAGATACTTATCCAGCCAATCGAGGGCATTCGGCGGCTCAGTGGTAAGACCGTCACCCTGTCGTTCTGGGCGAACTCGTCAGGCACACCCAAAGTCGGCATTTCGTTCACGCAGGCTTTTGGCACCGGGGGGTCACCGTCCGCCACCGTGAATGCCACGGGACAAGCGATCACGCTGTCGAATACGTGGGCGCGCTACAGCGTCACGACGACGATCCCAAGCACGGCGGGCAAGACGTTCGGGACCAACAAAGACGACCATCTCGATCTCGAAATCTGGATGTCCGCTGGGTCCAGCTATGCCACACGCGCAGGCATCGGTCAGCAATCCGCCACGTTCCAACTCTGGGGCGTCCAGCTTGAACTCGGCCCCACGGCCACGCCGCTCGAAAAGCTCGACCCGGTTACGCAACTGCAACAGTGCCAGCGGTTTTACCAAGGTATCGCTTTGATTGGTGCGTTCTACGGGGTCGCGGGAAGCGGCGCACAGGTTGCAGCCACGCTGCCTGTCATCATGCGCGGCAATCCGACAGTGGCGCTGGGCACTAACGCAAATTCCAATGTCAGCGGGCTTACGGTTGGGGCAGACGTGGCCAAAGCCTACACGGCAAACGGGACGGCCACGGCGACCGGCACGGTTTGGATTTCTCAGAACGCGCTTTTGTCGGCGGACCTATGAACATGGCAGAGGGGAACTAGCATGTGTTTCTCATCGGCGTGGCTGGTGTCGATGCTGGTCTGGCTCGTCATCGTCTGCGGCGTCGTGGCCATCCTTATGCTGCTCCTGCCAATCGTCCTCGGCTGGCTGGGCTGGGCAGGCGACCTCGCCATGCGGGTCATCCGCATCATCGTCGGCATGGTCGTCATCATCGCCCTGATCTATTTCGTCTATGACCTCTATGTCTGCTTTGCCGGCGGCGGCATCCCGAGGATGCGCTGATGAGCCAGCCCGAAACCTTCTGGACCGACCTCACTCCCGTCGAGCAGATCGAGCGCCTGCGCCACACGTTGGGCGCCCTGATCGCCTGGCTGGAGCGCGAGCTGGGGACGGCCGCCGCGTCCGCCTTGCTCCGGGCGCTGCATGAAGGCACACCACTGCCGGGGCAGCCATGATGGAGATCGCCCTAGGGTTCCTGATCGGCGCCCCGGTCGGCGTTGTCCTTGCCGTGCAGATGATCTGCGCGTTGATCATCGTGTTTGTATTGTCGGACTTGTTGCTGCGCTTCCGACGTATCCAGTGCCCAGGTCAGCAACACGCGCACCGCCGCGGCCCGGCTCATCAGCCGGTGCGTATGCCAATACTCATCAATCCGCGCCGCGAACGCGGCAGGCACCCGTATGGGAATATGTACAAAGTCATCCATGTAGCGGTGGTATCACATGAGTGATCGCGCACTCTACTACATCGTGGTCGGCATGATCTGGGCCGCCCTGCTCAGTGCGGGACGGACGCTGTGAATGTCCTTCATCGCGGGGCTCCTGGTCGGCCTGGTGCTTGGCGTGGCTGGTACGATTTCCTTCGCGGCCGTGACGACCAAGCCTTGGGGATGACGGATTTCTTTACACCCACCCCGTCCCGCCCAGGCCAAACCCTTGACCGGGTTGGCTGGCGCCTGGTTTGCAAGACCCACACTGCTGCCATTGGTGGCAGTGATAAAGGAGATAGCGATGCGTAATCAGTACCTCATCGCGGGGATCATGGCGGTGGCCTTCGCCGCCATTGCCACCTTTCCTGCTCATGCGACTCTACAGGTAGCCGCCGATTTCGGCGGCACGACTTTCCTGTGCGTCGATAACGCCGCCTGCGATACCAACCTCTCGACCGGCACGATCCAGATCGCCAACCAGACCATCGGCGGCATCACGGTCAACGGCTCGGTCCAGACCAGCACGGGCACCCCGGCCAATCCCGGCGGGCTGGACATCCTCAACACCTCCTCGCTCAACCTCATCAACACGCTGACCACGGGCGTGGCCTTCACCGTGACCATCTCCGACACCAGCTTTGCCGCCCCGGTTGGGACATTCTCGGCGTCCACTGCCGGGACGTGGCAGACGGCGGTTGGTTCGTCGGCGCGGACCATGCTTTGGGCCGATCCGTCCAACGCGCAGGGCGCCGATTTCGTCGGCGATCACCCCGGCCCGCTGCTGGACGACTTCACCTCGACGGCGCTCTTCGCCGCCGACGGCTACTCGCACAATGCCAGCGGCGCCTTCGTTTCCGCCAACCCGTTCTCGATCACTGAACAGGTCAGCGGCCAGCTCGTCGGCGGGGCGCAGCTGATCAATCGCGGCCAGACCGCGATCTTCAGCCCGGTTCCCGAGCCCGCCACCATGACCATCCTGGGCGTCGGCCTCATCGGCCTCGCCGCCCTCCGTCGCCGGGTGTCGTGGCACTAGTCTTTCTCACCCTGATCGGCGTGGTGCTCCTGGTGGGCGCCACGCTGGCCTATCGCCTATGGAACGGAGACTGGGGCGGGTGACCGCGAACGAAACCTTCCTGGCCGGGCTTTCAGACCGGCTCATCCGTGCCCTGCCCCCGGCCTTCCTGCTGCTTGTTATCTTGAATATCGTCTTCCTTGGAGTTGCCAGTTATGTCTTTGCCCACAACACCGAGGTCCGTAACACGATGATCACCAAGATCATCGATACCTGTTTGCAGAAACAATGAGGCCGTAGGAGTAGATCATGGCACTCGCCGCCGCACCCCATCCCCGCGCCGTGCTCAAGGAGCTGCGGACCTCCGGTCGAACCTGGAAGGCGACCTGGGATGCCGCCTGGACCGTCCCGGCCCCCGTGATCGCCGGCAAGCAGGTAACCTTCACCCTCGCCGTTGGCAGCTTCCCGGTGAACACACCGTGCTATGTCGAGTGGGGCGACGGCACCGCCAACACCTACAACATCACCGGCGCTTCGCTTGGGTTCAGCCACACCTATGCCGCGGCCGGCACCTACACCGTCCGCATCAGCATCGGCCCCTCGATCAAGTCCACCGCCGTCACCGTGACCTGATGACCCCTGAAGACGCCCGCCAAGCCAAGCTGCGCGAGCTGGCTGCCCTGAAGGCAGCCGCGCTCAACCGGCTGCGGGCCGAGCACGTCACCCGTGCCCGCGACAATCTTCTCCCCTTTGCCCAGCACATGATGCCGGACCTGGATTCCCCCAATGATCCGCGCCGCTCCGAATACGTCGTCACCCGCCACCACAAGGCCATCTCCGGAATCCTGGAGGCGGTGGAGCGGCAGGAGTTCGAATACGTCGTCATCGTCATCCACCCGCGCTCCGGCAAGACGCAGCTCGTCTCCAAGTTCTTTCCCGCCTGGGTGGCGGGGCGGAACCCGACCAAGGACATCATCGTCGCCACCTACTCGGACGAATACGCCCAGGATCTTGGCCGCGCCGTGCGCTCCATCCTCCGCAATGACCGCTACAAGGAAGTCTTCCCCGGCGTCGATCTCCAGACCGGCAGCGCCAGCGCCGACCGCTTAGAGACGACGGCTGGCGGGCAGATGCATTTCGTCGGCCGCGGCACCGGCCTGACCGGCCGTGGCGGCGACATCATGCTCCTCGATGACCCGATGAAGGACCGTGCCGAAGCCGACAGCCCCACGATCCGCGAGCGTGCCTGGACGTGGTTCACCCAGGTGTTCCTCACCCGTCGCATGCAAGCCGGCCGCCCGGCCGTCCTGGTCACCACGCGCTGGCATAGCGACGACCTGGTCGGCCGGCTCACCGACCCCAATTCCGCCCATTACGATGCAACCTTGGCCCAGAAGATCCATGTCTTCCACCTCCCCGCCATTGCCGGCGAGAACGACATGCTGGGCCGCTCCCCCGGTGAGGTGCTCTGGCCCGAGCGTTTCCCCCTCTCCTACCTGGACGATCTGCGCCGGATGGACCCGCGCGGCTTCTCGGCCCTGTGGCAAGGCGAGCCGACCCCCGATGAGGGCGACCACTTCAAGTCGGACTGGCTGCACACCTACCGGCTGCACCAGCTCCCCCCTCTCGATGAACTCCACGTCTACGTCACCTCCGACCATGCCGTCGGGCTGAAGCAGGCCAATGATAGGACATGCCTCCTGCCCTTCGGGATCGACCGCAACGATGTCCTTTGGGTGCTGCCCGACGTGTGGTGGCAGCGCGGCGATGCCGAAACCCAGATCAACGCCATGATCAACATCATCGACCGGTTGGAGCCGATGCGCTGGTGGGGCGAGAAGGGCCATATCCTCCAGTCCATCGGCCCGGCCCTGAACCGCCAAATGCGGGCCAAGAGGGCGTTCACCACGTTTGAGATGGTTACCCCTGTCCAGGACAAGGTACAGCGTTCCAGGGCCATCCAGGCGCGTCTGAGCATGGGGCGGGTGCGCTTCCCGATCTTCGCGCCCTGGTGGGCGCAGGCCAGGAGCGAATTGCTCACCTTCCCTTATGGCCAGCACGACGATTTCGTTGACGCCCTTGCCCTGGCCGGCTTGAAGACCGAGCGCCTCATCGCGCCCAGAAAGCGCCAACCCCTCCTGATCGAGGGCGCCAAGCCGGGCACGCTGGCCTGGGTCAAGGAAAACTCTAAACACGAAGCACGGCTGCGCGATGCGCGCCTGCAAGGAGGTTGGTGATGTCCGGCTACACTGACCTTGGGATGGGGCCGCCGATGGGCGATGCCGAGCTGCCCGGCGAGTATCCCGATGATCCCGCCGCCGCCGGCAGCGCCGTTGATCGTAACCCGCCGGAGCCCGCCCCCAGGCGCCAGGCACTGGTCGAGGAGTGGCTGGCCAAGGTCGAATACGCCAAGAAGAAGTGGAAGCCCAAGTTCGACAAGATGCGGGCCGATGCCAGTTTCGCGCAGGGTAACCAGTGGAACACCAACATCACGGCCAACGACCCCAATGCCGATGCGCCGGAGACGCGCTACGTCGCCAACATCATCCAGCGCCATATCCAGCAGCGTGTCAGTGGACTCTATGCCAAGAACCCACGCTTCGTCGCCCAGCGCCGCCGGCGATTGAACACGGCGGTCTGGGATGGATCGCCCCAAACCCTGGAGATGGCCAAGCAAGCCATGGTCATGGCGCTTGGCACTGGCCAGCCCATCGACCCCACCATCCAGGCGATCTTAGCCGATGCCAGTGCCGCGGTGGAGCGGATGAAGCTGGTGCAGCGGGTGTGCAAGACGCTGGAACTCCAGCTCGGCTACGAAGTCAGCCAGACTGTGCCGGGCTTCAAGATGATGATGAAGGCCACCGTCCGTCGGGCGGTAACTACCGGGCTGGGCTGGGTGAAGCTGTGCTACTACCGCCCGCCCAGCGAATCGCCTGAACCCTCCCGCGTGGCCGACACCTCCAACCGGCTCGCGCTGCTCCAGCAGATCGCCGCCGACCTGGCCGACGAGCGCATCAACATGGAGGATTCCGATGTCGAGCGCATGCGCCTGGCATTGGAGGGGATGAAGGCGCCGCAGCAATACGTGAAGCGGGAAGGCTTGGCCTTCGACTGGCCCGGCCCCACCAGCCTGATCCCCGACCCGTGCCTGATCCAGCTGCGCGGCTTCCTGGGCTGCGCCTGGGTGGCGCAGCAATACGCGTTGCCGCCCGAGCGCATCCAGCAGATTTACGGCAAGGATGTCACCAGCTCCTATCGCGCCTATTCCCGCTCCGGCCTGAAAGACGGCAGTGAGCAGCCGGAGCGCAGCCGCAACCGGCCGGGCACGCCGACCACGTCCGACAGTGACGACGCCCAGGACAACCTTGGCCTGGTCTATGAAATCTGGTGCATCGAGGACGGGCTGGTTTACGTCGTCTGCGACGGGTATCCCGATTTCCTGCGCGAGCCCGCACCACCGGAATATTTCACCGAGCGGTTCTGGCCGTGGTTCCTCGTCGCCTTCAACGAGATGGAGAGCGAGGACAATCCCTGGCCCCTGTCCGATGTCGAGCTGCTGCGGCACCCGCAGCTGGAGATCAACCGCGCCCGGCAAGGCTTGCGTGAGCACCGCCGTGCCAACCGGCCCAAGATCATCACCGGCGAGGACACGCTGGACGAGGATGACGAGAACAAGCTGATGAACCACCCTGCGAACGCGGTCATCAGCCTGCGCGGCCTCCAGCCCGGCCAGCGGGTGGAAGACTTGTTACAGGCGTTCAAGGGGCCGCCCATCGACAGCGCGCTTTACGACGTGAACCCAGCCTATGACGACGTGCTGCGCGTGGCCGGGAGCCAGGAAGCCGATCTCGGCGGCACCAGCGGCTCCACAGCCACTGAGACGGCCATTGCCGAGAACAGCCGCACCAGCGCCATGTCCAGTGCCATCGATGACCTGGACGACATGCTGTCGGATCTTGCCGCCGCGGCCGGGCAGATGCTGCTGGCGGAAATGCCCGCCCTGGAAGTGCAGCGCACCGTCGGCCCCGGTGCCGTCTGGCCTGATCTCAGCGTGGATAACATCGCCGCCGAGGTGTTCTTGCAGATCGAGGCCGGCTCCACTGGCCGGCCCAACCGTGCCGCCCGGATCGGGGAGTTCGAACGCATCGCTCCCGTCCTGCTCCAGGTGCCCGGCGTGCGGCCCGAGAAGCTGGCCGAATACGCGCTGTCGCTGATGGCCGATAACCTGGAAGTCTCGGATTTCCTTGATCCCCAGGCGCCCTCGATCTCCTCCATGAACGCGGCCAAGCCCGATAACGGCATGGCGGCGCAGCCTGGCCAGGAGCCCGATGCCCAGGCCAACCAGGGATCGATGAACACGCCCAAGGCGAAGCAGCAGGCGCAGATGGGGCCGCGGCCACCGGACCAGCCACCCACGCCCGTCTATGGCCCCGCAAAGGGTATGGTTAACTAGATGTTGGCTTTGGAAGCCAACTCGGCATACAAAATGCGCGATATGGCGCAGGAGACGAGATGTCGGACCTAGACAGCGACAGCGGCTCAGTACCGGAAAGCGCACCTTCGCCGCCGGCACCTGATCCCGCGCCCGCTCCGACACCTTCTCCCGCGCCTTCACCTTCGCCTGCGGCGCCCGAGGGGGCGAGTGCCCAGGCTGTAACTGGCGATACCCCCAAGCCGATCCCTTCATTTCATGAAGTGATTGAGCGCGCTCTCGGAGATGACAAGCGGCCCGGCTCGCCACCGGCGTCGGAGTCATCCGAATCCGGATACCCAAAGGAGACGCAGGCTGGTCGGCCCACCCCACCGGTGGGTCAACAAACTGGTGCCGAAACCGATGCTGAACTCCTGGGCGATCCGCCCGAGGAGGAAATGCAGCAATGGCAGTCGCGCACGCGGAAGAGATTTCATGCGCTGTCGAACCGGGTCAAGGAGCTGACGCCCAAGGCCAACGCCTACGTCAAGATCGACAACTACCTCAAAGAAGCCAAGCTTGATGCCGAGGAAGTGGTCGAGCTGTTCGAAGTAGGAAGGTTGCTGAAGGCCGGCGACTATGACGGGTTCTACAAACTGGTGGGTCCGCACCTAGAGCGGGTCAATCAGGTCCGGGGGGCGAGTTTCCCTGCGGACATCCAGCAGCGCCTGGACAACGGCTACATCGATGAGGCGTCGGCGCGTGAGCTTACGCGCGCACGCATCAGCCAGGAACAGGTCAACTACGCCACTGAACGCCAATCCCAGGCCAACCACCAGCAGCAGCGCACGCAGTTAGCTCGCGACGTATCAACCGCTGTGGTGGCGTGGGAACAGGAAATCCAGAAGCGTGACCCGGCCTACCCGGCAAAGGTGCCGTTGATGAATGATCGCATCCGCGTGTTGATGGCGACTGAAGGTGTACCGACGACACAGGCTGGGGCAGTGGATATGTCCCGCAAAGCCTATGCGTACGTTACCGCGCAACTGGCCCAGATGCGCGCACCAGGGCGACCGACCAGCATGAATCCTTCGGCGACCGGATCAAACGTCAATGGGGTCATGCCCAGGCCGCGCAGCGCAAGGGAAGCAATGCTGGCCGCACTGGGGTGACCTTTGATCCGAAAGGTCAAAGGCGATGCCTACCCTTACCGGGGCGAAGCTGGCGAACGTAACCGCCAGTGCCCTCGACTATTATCTCAACACGCCGGAGGTTTACTATCAGTCCATCCAGCAGAAGCCGCTGGTGGCGCTGATGGAGCGCAAGAAGAAAACCTTTAGCGGCGGCAAGAAGGACATCTCCGTCGGTATCAAGGGCGACTTTGGTGCAGCCGGGGTCAACGACAGCCTGAAGGGTTTCGACCTCTCCGACACCGTCACCTTCTACGAGCCCGAGAATACCCGCCGGGCAGCATACCCGTGGAAGGAGCACCACATCGGTTTCAACGTCACCCACTCCGAGCTGAAGATCGACGGGCTGGTGGTCGTGGACACCGACGGCGAGGACACGCGTCCCTTGTCCGGGCGCGAGAAGCATGTGCTTGCCGATATCCTTGACGAGAAGAGCCAGGATTTCATGGAGCAGTATGCCCGCTCCCTGAACGCCTTGCTGTGGGGCGACGGCACCACGGACGCCAAGGGGCTGGCCGGTATCCGCGCCTTCATCACCGACAACCCGGCGACGGGCTTGGTGGGCGGCGTGGATCGCGCCAGTGCGACATGGTGGCGGAACCGGTTCAACCTGGGCATCGTCTCCAACGTCGCTGACGGCGGCGCATTGCTTCAGTTCCTCCAGAAGGAGCTGCGGCAGCTGCGCCGTTACGGCGGCAATCCCGATGCCTATTTCTGCGGATCGGACTGGATCGACGCGCTGGAGAAGGAGCGGCGGGCCAACGGTCTGTATGGGGAGTCGGGCGCTTCCGGCCGGACGGACGCGTCTGTGGGCGATGTTGCTCATGGGAGCCTGGTGCCGACCTACGACCCGACACTGGACGACCTGGGTATGTCCAAACGTGCCTATATCTTCGACAGCTCCCGCCTGTTCCTCGATGCCCTACAGGGCGACTGGAAGCGGCAGCACACTCCATCCCGGCCCTACAACCAGTTCGTGACCTATCGCTCGATAGTCTCGACCGGTGCCGTTGTTGCCTCGCAGCTCAACTGCTGCGGGGTCTACGCGATCACGTAACCAAGGAAGGCGCGCAGCATGCAGTTGTATCGAGTTCAAGTGCGGTTAGGCGGGGATATGCGGAACTGCATTGAACCGGCTGATCGGGGCTTCGGGCACGGGATCGTATCCTGGCCTGAAGTTCAGGTGCTGCGCGCCATCCACGGCGGCGAGGACACCGTCCTCATCACTGAAGATGCCGGCCAGTTAAAGGGCAAGCATTCAGCCCGGGCCGAGAAGACCCGGCTGCTTCAGTTCGGTTATTCCGGCGCCGCCCTGGAGCGTTTGTTCCCGGGTTCCAGCCCGCGGATGGACATGGACCCGCCGCTGGACGAGCCCGGCCTGCCTGCTCCTCCGGTGCCGCCGGAGAAGCCGGAGACGCCGGATGAAGAACCGGCGGCAGAGTCCCCGGAGGAACCACCGCCCCCGGCCGCGGCGAAGAAAGGCAAGGCGGCTTCGGCCGTCCAGTAGGAGAAGCCGATGGCACGCAACGTCCAGCTCGGGCAGATGCTCTCGATGCTGCGTGCCGAGGTCGGTGACGCGCAGAGCGTGGCGCTCGGCGTCAACGTGGCCGAGACATACAAGATCACGCTGCGCCGGGTGCAGGAAACGCTCTGGTATGACGTGGAGTGGCCGTTCCTCCAGATTTACCTGGACGATCCGCTCCCCGCCGGCACCCGCTTCCAGCAATACCCGACGGGCATCGATTTCGAGCGCACCGTCCATGTCTGGTCGCAGCAGAATGGCGTGTGGCGGGAGCTGAGCTACGGCATCACGCCTGACCACATGAACATCTACGACAGCGATAGCGGCCAGCAGGCATCGCCGGCCCAGGCGTGGAGCCACCGGCCCGAGAACAACGGCTATGAGGTGTGGCCGATCCCCAACCAGAACACCGTGCTGCGGTTCAAGGGCACGGGGGCGCTGAAGCCGCTGGTTGCCGACGCCGACACCTGCACCCTGGACGCCCAGGTCATCGTGCTGTTCGCCGCCACCGAGATCCTGACGGCCAGGAACCGCAAGGACGGCGAGGCCAAGCTCGCCATAGCCCAAGCCTTGATGCGGCGCCTGAAGGGGCTACAGGGCGCCAAGAAGCGCACGCCGTTCGTGATGGGCGGCGGTGCCTCGCCCTACGCCACCGGGCGCCCTGGCATCGACTACATCGTCGCCAACGGGTAGCCGATGCCGTACGTTCAGGTTCTCGATTTCAGGGGCGGATTGGATCGCCGAAAATCCATCGTCACGCTCCAGGCCGGCGCGCTCTGGGTGGGCGACAACGTCGTGCTCACCCGCGGCAACGAGATCGAGAAGCGCCGCGCCTTCGCGGCCACCGTCACCCTGCCGGCCGGCACCGTCGGCCTGGCTACCACGGCGACCAACGTCTACGTCTTCGGCACTGGCGCTAACCCGGGCGTGGGCGGCGGCGTGCTCTACCAGCAGTTGACGCCGCCTGCCGGCGTCGTCGTCAGCCTGGAGGATTACGATCTCTTCAACGGCCGCATCTACGCCGTCATCCACTCCAGCGACGGCAAAACCTACCACTTCTACGACGGCGTGCTGGTGACGAGCTGGGTGGAGCCGACCGGCCTGAACGCGAGGAACGGCCCGGTTAATTATCTGAGTCCCAATCCACGGGCGAGTGCGACGAACCGGGGCTCCCCGGTGCTCACCTTGGGAAACCGGATGTACGCCGGATTCGGGCGCCTTTTGTTCTTGTCGGCCCTGGGGCATCCAGATTTCTGGACACCGGGCGATACCGGGAGGCCAGGTGCCGCTATCGTGGAGCTGTCCAACCAATCAGGCACGGGCGAGGACATCGTCGGGCTGGCGGTCTACCAGGGCAACCTCGCCGTCTTCATGCGCGACACGATCCAGATTTGGCGGGTAGATCCCGACCCCACCAAGCTCCAGCTCCTCCAGGTGCTGTCGAATATCGGGGCGCTGGCGCCCCGCAGCGTCATGTCCTTTGGCGACAGCGACGTGTTCTTCCTGTCCGACACCGGGCTGCGTTCCCTTCGCGCCCGCGACAGTTCCAACAACGCCATCACCTCCGATATCGGCACGCCCATCGACCTGCTGCTGCACCAGCTGCGGGAGCAATTCCCCAACGAGACGCAGAACGCGCGCTCGATGATCGAGCCGGACAGCGGGCGCTACTGGCTCTCCATCGAGAAGCAGATTTACGTCTTCACCTTCTTCCCTGGCTCCAAGGTCAGCGCCTGGACCCGGCTGCTGTCGAACGTGGCGTTCACCGACCTGGAGACGCTGGGCGACGTGGCGGTCCTGCGTTCGGGCGATGTCCTTTACACCTACGACAACAGCGCCGGAGCCTACGGCAGCGACTATTTGTGCGAAGTGACGCTGCCGATGTTGGATGCCGGCGACCCCTCGACGTTCAAGAACCTGGAGGGGTTCGACATCGTCTGCTACGGCGCCTGGGCGGCGCGGCTGGGGACGGACGCGGCCAACCCGGATAATCGCGAGCTGATCGCCACTATCGACAAGCCGAGCTACGGCATGGAGCGGATCGCCGTGACCGGCTACGGCACGCATTTCGGCATCAATCTGCGGCACCAGGCGGCCGGTCCTGCTTCGCTGGCTTCACTGCTCTTACATTTCGCGCGAGGGGAGAATGACTGATGTGCGCCGATCCAGCGGCTCTGCAACAAATGGGGCAGAATTTCCAGACCATGATGGCTCAGCAGCAAGCGAATGGCGGGGCCACCCAAGCCATGAGCTCGATCCCACCGATGGGTGGACCGGGTCCGGCCCCTATGCCAATGGGCGGCCCGCCCGGACTGGCACCTGGGCTGCCACCTACAGGGCCGCCGGGGGCGCTTGCGGGCGGGCCGAGGACGTTCATGCCGCCCCCGAGGTGATCATGGCGATGCCGGCGGCAGCGGTGTGGCGCCCGGATCGGCTGACCGGCAAGGTCGAGCTGGTGCGCCCGGAGCTGGCCGACGTGCTGCACATCACGCGCAATCTTCGGGAGCGGGACCGGCTGGAAGTGTTCGCCACCCGCTGGGATGACGATCCCGAGCTGCTGGCGGCGTCGGCAATGGAGATACCTGGCAGCCTGTGGGTCGCTAAGAAGGGGGACACGCCGGTGGCGATCTTCGGCGCCCGGCCGATGTGGCCCGGCGTCTGGTGCGCCTATGCCTTCGGCACCGACCACTGGCCCGAGGTGGTGCTCACCATGACCCGGCACATCATGCGGTTCATCATCCCCAGCCTGACGCCGCGGGCGCACCTGGTGGTGGCGTTCTGCCATGAGGACCACGTCAGTTCGATCCGCTGGCTCCGCAGCATGGGGGCCGCGACAGTCGCGCCAATGCTTTTTGAGTGGGGCCGGGAGCGTGAAAACTTCGTGCTCCTGGGGTGGAGGGCATAATGTG